TCAAGCGTGGCGGGCCGTCCGGAGGTGACGGCGACGTTCTTGGCGAGCAGCTGCGCGGCGATGGCGAGCAGCGGACGCAAGACGTCGAGGTTGCCGGGGCCCGATCCGATCAGCGTCACCGGAAATGTCATTTTGACGATGTTGCCGTTCCACGCCTCAAACGATGCCGCGTCGATGAAGCAGCAGTTGGGTGCTAGGTAGCGCGGGTCGGTGATGACGCGAAGCCCGGACACGGTGCCGAGCGTTGTAGCGAGGTCGTCAATCGCCTCGTTGAACAGATCGGTGTAAGCCATTACGCGCAGACTGGGCGGCCGATGCCAAGCAGCATCTTGACCATCGGTGACAGGCCGGTGACGGGGATGGCTGCGCCCATGTCGGAGAACGACGCGAAGTTGTCGATAGAGCCGCGCTGCCGGTAGATCGCCATGCCGATCATCAGCGTCCCGACCTTGACATCCTCGGATGGCACGACGGCGGGTTCGTCGGTGAGGTAGTTGGCCTCGAGGCGACGACGGTAGGCGACGTGTGAGGCAGCTGCGGCGCACTGGGTGAAGAACGCCGAGTCCGACGCATAGGTGAGACCGAGGTAGGTGGCGAGTTCTGCGCCGGTAATCCAGCCGGCTGCCGGGTTGAACTCAAACGAACCGTAGGGGTCGACGGCATAGATCTCGACGTCCGCACCAGAGTTCTGGTACATGATCTGGTTCGGTATCGGGTTGAGAAGGTTGAACTTCCATTCGCCCGTGTCATCGACACCAAGAAACTCGTACTGGGGAAGCGCCACGATGACGGCACCACCGTCGTCGAAGCCGTCGCCAACACCAGATATCTCGCCCTCTTGGTTGGGCGTGATATCGGTGGTGACGAGCAGCTGTACGACGGCGTAGTCGTCTACCCGGTATGCGCGGATGATCGGGGCGACTTCGGCCATGACGGCCTCCTACTCAGGCCTGGGTGATCTTGCGGATCATCGAGCCGACCGCGGCGAACGTGGACACGTAGCCGTGGAAGCTGAAGGTGCGGCCGAGCACCGACGGGGCCTCGACCGACATGAGGCCGCGCACCTGCTCGTAGAACTCGAACGCCTTCTGGCTGTTGGTGATGACCATCGTCTTGGCCGCGAAGTTGGAGTCGACGACGATCTCGAGTCCGAGCGGGTTGGAGCCGACCCATGTGGTGGCGTTGCCGCCGCCGAGGGCGTTCATGCCGGACAGGCCGGGTGCGCCCACGTAGGGGAACACGGGACGGTTGGAGCCGTCGACGAGCTGACCCATCTGGCCCCACACGTCCGGCGACACGAAGATCGTGTCCGGGAAGAAGTTGGTGCCGTTGCTCACGTCGACGGCCGCGTCGTAGATCGACTTCATGAGGTCGGTCACGGTGCCGTCCCACACGCCGCTCGAGGTGGCGGCAGCGAGCAGGGCGTCGGCGGCGAAGTTGTCCGAGGCCAGCATGTACTCGCCCATCAAGTCGTTCAGAATGAGCTGAAGCGCGGCGGGCGACGTGAAGTCGATGTCCTGTGCCGAGAGCGTGACCTGACCGGCAAGGGTGGTCTTGCTGACGGTGTTGGAGGCGATCACCATCGTGGTAGCCGACACGGCCGACAGTTCGGTCGACTGGGTGGCGACGCTGGTGTGGGTCGTGATGGTGGGACGCACAAAGGTCTTCTGTGCGCCGCCGTCCGGGTAGGCGCGAGCGCCGAGGCGCTGGACGACCGGGCGAACGAAGTTGATGTTCTGGACGAGCGGCCCGAGCACCGGCACCGGGAGCAGACCGGGCGTGTCGGTGGTGATCACGTCGCCGGCTGCGGCCTCAAAGGTCGACTGGTGCTCCTTCTTCCATTCGACAACGGCGCTGTTGACCTTGGCGAAGGTCTCGCCGCCGATGTGGTAGGCGGCCATCCACTCGCTGGCCGAGGGCAGGCGCGGGGCCTTCTTCGGCTGGGCGAACTGGACGAGCGGGTTGGTGGGCGCGGCCTCGGGGGCAGCTGCTTCGACTTCGGACACTTCTGGCTCCTTGGTGAGAGTTTCGGTTTCTGTTGTGTCGGGAGTCGCGTCCGCGGAGGCGGCCACGTCGGTGATAGTAGCACCGCTGAAAGCCGGGATGGGCACTAATGACAATTCCATCCAGTCGGCTGCCGTGATGACGGTGGTGCCGTTTTCCATCTGGTACGAGTCGATGACGTTGACGCCAACCGACACGCTGTCGAGGACGCCTTCCTTGGCGAGCTGTAGCGCCTCGTCGCCGGCCGCGGTGGCGGCGATCTTGGCGGTGAACATCATGCCGGAGCCGTCGGGTGCGGCGAACCGTTCGGTGACCAGACCGACCGGCTGGGCGGCGTCGTGGTACATGAACAGTTTGGGAGCCTTGCCGTCGACGGGAAGGCTGCCAGGGGCGAACATGATCTGGGTGCCGTCCGACACGGTGGCCGCCACCTGGTAGGGCGCAGCAAGGCCGGAGATCTCACGCTTCCCGGATGCTTCGCCGGCCGCGGCTTCGACGTCGAGCGCAAAGCCTGCTGAGAGTTGGATTTTCACTAGTCCTCCAAAGGTGCGGTGTCGGGAGTCTGTGTGGTTTCGGGCATGTTGTTCATGGTGTCCTCGACGACGCCCTCAAGGTACGAGTCGATGTCGAAGCAGACGTAGGTGCCGCGGGGGAGCACGTTGTTCATGCTCAACGTCTGCGACACACAGTCCAGGTATTGGCGGGCACCGAACAGATACAGATCCTCACGAGCTCCACGCGACGTCGTGTATTGGTAGGAGCCGATGTTGACGCCGGCGAGGTAGAACGGGATGTTCGTCAGGCGGCACAGTTCTTTGGCTTGGAATTCGGCGGACTCGATCATCAGCATGTTGTCGGGAAGCGCCTTGGTTTCGGTGTAGTCGAGGAACTCGTTGAGGGCGGCTGTCTGGTTGGACATGCGGGCGTTGTTGAATGCCGCGGCGAGATCTGCGAGCTCTTGTGCCGACAGCGGTTCGCCGCCGGTCTGTTTCAGGACGCCGGACGGCATGGCCGACTGGGCGTTCCGGTAGCGGGACTCCTCCAGGCGGAGCGCGGTCGCGACGGCCTGCTCGGACATGTAGATGATGCCCTGTACCGGGCTGATGAACTGGACGAGATCCTCGGGCGGGATCATGCCGCCTTGGAAGTACACCTCGGATGAGGGTGCGTACCAGACGGGCCCTGACTGATCTTGGGTGGTGACGGTGCCGGCGGGCAGTCGGGTAAATGATGCGGGGAAGCCGTCTGCGGTGCGGCTGGTGATGTACCAGAAAGCCCTTCCGAAATGGAAAAGATCATCCAGCGTCCAGCTCATGAGTGTTGAGTAAGGGACAGACGGGTCGGGCTGACGAAGCCATGCGCGAGGTGCCAGATCGACTTGTTCCATCTCCTTGGTCTGGTCGTTCCAGACCTCGGTGTACATACACAGCTTCGTCGAGCCGATCACCGATGCCAGCAGATCTCGAGCGCGGCTGATCGTCGGCACCGACATCGCACGATTACGGGCCTCGCCCTCGTAGTACGTGTAGTAGGCACCAACGAAGTTGATGCCGTTCGACTGCGACGTGTAACCGCCGTAGGTGCCGTACCCGGAGAACGAGCCGGAGCCGACGGCCGCAGCAGCCTTGGGCGCTTCTGGTGCCGGCGAGATGGCCGCCTTGTTGGTTTTGCGTGTGAAGAGTGCCATGAGTCCTAGGTGGACTGCCGTCCCCGACGAACGGCAGTCCGACAGGAGCGTACTTCAGCGGGCAAACGCGATAACGGGCTTTCCGGCATTTACTGGCCGTGATGCGAGCGCGGTTGCCCAGATCATTGCTCGACAGGCTTCGATGGGCCCGGGCGACTTCTGGGTGGACACGGTGACACCCTCGCCGGTTTTTGAGAGCACGGCACGGTTGACGTGTTCGTCGAGAACGTTGGATGGTCGGTGCCGCAGCTTCCCTTCCAAGATCATTGCCCGGATGGTGGTGGTGTATTTGAGGATTTCTTTGTAGCCGGCGATCTGGGTGCGGGCACGCAGCTGTGTTGGCACGTGGATCTCCAAGTTCGGTGGGACGATGAGCTGGAGCCGCGGGTCGGCCATAAGCGCACAGATCTGATCGAAAGTTTCGTTCTCTGTCTGGGCAGTGAACGCAAGCTCGACGCGCACCACGCCGGCGTCGGC